ATATAATAGCGCATTATGTGTCCAATTCTTTGGACTAGAAGTTTTCGTCATCCATAATATCTTCTTCCAACTTTTTTAGTTCGTCCGGTGCGCTCATGTAATCATCAGCGTGTGCGGCATTGACTTCATAAGTAGAAGTTTCCTTAACTGTCATAGGAACAATGTTATCCGTTTTCTTCTTTTCTACAACAGAGCGTTCATATTCCTTTTCCAGTGTAAAGTCTACCATTTCTTTGCCGTGTGTATCGAGACCACGGTATTTTTTTACAAGGTGCTCCATTTCTAATGGAGTAGCATTATCTTCTTGTGAACGTTTACTCATTTCATCTTGAAATAAGTAATTAGCATCGCATTTTAAAGCATCGAAAACTTTAAAAAGAACATCTGCTTTTGGGGTGCTGACACCGTTTTCATAATTTCCAACCGCCCCAGGGGTTATCCCTAATAAGGTAGCAACTTCACTTTGCGTTAATCCTAGTTGTTCTCTTCGCTCTTTTAATCTATTTGAAAGTCCCATAAAGCACCTCCTTTATTCTATATTTGAATATTACTATTTTTATCTTGGACAGTCAATACAAAACACCAAAAAACTTGTGAAAAAAGTATTGACAAACCGAGAAACTAATAGTAATATAACATCAGAACCAAGAATCTTGAAGAAAGGAGAGAAAAACACCAAGTGAGTAATAACCAGATAATTATTAACAACATTAGACGACTTATTCGTTTAAAAGGGCTTAAGCAATGTGCTGTTGCTGAAAAAGCCGGATTTTCACCTAATGCATTTAGCGCAATGTTGACTGAAAGAAAGGCAATAATGGCTGAATACATGCCGGATATTGCATCAGCGCTGGGAGTTCCAGTGAATGAGCTGTTTAAGAAAGGAGATGATTGAGTGAGAAAGACAAAAAAGAAAAAGACCACTTCGGGCAGGAAGCAGTCCTTTTTAAGAGAAGAAGTAGCTTTCTTATATGCTTGTTTGTTAATTAAATCTCGATTCCGTGAGTAGCTAATTCTTTTCGTAATTCCTCATGATAAGTTTTTAGAAGTGTAATGGAATAATTCATAAGAAGTTGGTTTTGCTGGACTGCTTTTTGAAGTTGCTCATCATCCAAGTTGAAGACTTCATCAATTTTCCCATTAGTAATATCCTTTACGGACTTATCAAGAGAGGTCGCAATTACTTTATTAATATCCATTTAAAGTTCTCCTTTCATAATACTCGACATGGCAGTGCCTGTACAAAGAATTTTAACACTGAAGGAGAACATTTACAACAATAGTAGAAGGGAGAGTGAGAGATGAAAGAAGAAAAGAGCAACAAAGTGAGATATTTCATAATTGGAATATCTATCATATTAAATTCTGTCGGAGTTATAGCAAATTCAATTGCAATAATAATGAGATTATGCCAGTAAGCAATAGAAGGGAGGAAAAGCGATGTGGATTTCAAGAAGAAAAGCAGATGCATTGGAAAAAAGAATTGCTGACCTTGAATTGCAGGTTCAAAGTCAGCAGGAAAAATTAGAAACTTTTCGCAATCTTTGGATAGAAAGACAAAAGTTTCTTTCTAAATCGAGTCCGAAGCATCATTGGAATTAGCAAAACCTATTCTTCTCGCAGGTTTAGTTTTATCTTCACGTTCAACAGATGTGAGTAAGAAATATAGCATACAAGAATAGTTTGACAACGGAGGAGATGATGCACAAAGCAGGAAAAGGGTACAAGCAGGCTGTCATATGATTTAACGGAGGTGGAAATGTATGGCAAAGAGAAAGAGAAAAGAGATTACCTGCAGCGTAACGATAACCGAGGGAGCATCGGAACGGCTTACCAAGGCATTGGTTAAGATTCATTATCAGCGGAAGCGTGATGAAGAGATGCGCGGGATAACGAAGGATGAAACCGCTTAGGCGGTAGCGAAGGACAAGCCGTAAGAAAGGGGTGAGAACGTTGAAAAGGATAGGCAAGATCATTACGGCGGTCGGAATCGGCATAATGTTTTTCGGTGGAATGTGTGATGCAGACGGCATTTATTATTACTACCTTATTGCCGTGATTGCGTTAGGCGCGTTGGTATCATTGGCGGGCTTGGCGATCATGTCGGTGGAGCTGAGCAGAGCCGAGCGGCGGAAAGCATGTTTTTACTTTATCCGCAGACGGGACAGGCTGGATGCGGATGTGGAGTTTATCGATTTGGACAAAAAAATAGCACCCTGACTGTTTTGGCGAACGCAGGTGCTATTTACCGTAGGAATACATAAGTATTTCTGCGTTTATTGTAACACTGATGTGGAGGATATGTCAATGTACGAGTATCAATGTAGGTGCTGCGGTTGCATGATGGACCCGGGCGAGGGTCGGAATGGTATGTGTGATGACTGCGTTACCGGGGAGACAGAACGGCAGCGCCGCGAGGAGAAGATGGAGCGAATGACCCGGGCAACGGAATGGACGCAGCTGGAAGTGGAGGATTTTTTGAATGAAAGCAAGGTTATGTAACAAGGATATGTGCAATCTTGTGGATGTGTTGCGGGAATTGCCGGAAACACTGGAAGGGGTCGGCATTGCGGGAATTGCCACTATTACCGTTACGGATGACGGGAGCATTAGCGGGGTGCTGGCTGTTTCGCCAGAGACAGCAGTGAGACTTAAGATCAGTGACAATGGCGACAAAGGAGAGTGGGAGTATATCGATGATTGAGATCGCGCCGGATAGACGGGATTATGAAGAGAGAGACAGCGCACAGGAGGCATGGTTGCAGCGACGCCCTGTATGTGTTTGCTGCGGTGAGCACATACAGGATGAGTCGGCACACTTGATAGGTGGAGATTATTACTGTGATCGGTGCTTGGATGATACAACGGTTTATTTTGACGATTGAGAGGTGGAAGAAATGGAAAGTACGTTATTGCAGGCGAACGAGATAAGCTGTAGGATACAGCAAATTTCAGAAAAAGGGCTCTCGTTATTGCTTTATGTCACATCGAGAGATGGTCAGAAACGCTTGGATGAGAAATACGGTCCGCTTGGATGGCAGGATAAGTATGAAGTCATCGATGGCGATTTATACTGCATTATTTCTGCTTGGGATGAAGCCAAACAGATGTGGATAGCAAAAGAGGATGTCGGAACGGCATCGTACACAGCAAAGGAAAAGGGGCGGGCTTCGGATGCATTTAAAAGAGCCTGTGTTAAGCACGGAATAGGCAGGGAACTTTATACAGCACCGTATATATGGATTAACGCGAAAGATGCGGGTATTAAGACAGACAACAATGGAAAAGCCACAACTAAGAAAAAGTTCAGTGTCAATCTTATTACATACACATCGGACAGAAAGATCGACGAATTAGAAATTGTTGATCAGGATATGAACATTGTATTTAAACAGTATGCATCACAAAAAATTGATGACATCAAATACAAAGTGCTGGTTGAAAAATTGAATGAGGCAAAAGTTACGATGGATGAGGTTGTGGAACTATTTCATGTGAACACTTTGCAGGAGATGGACATCAATCAGTGGAACAGATGCATGAGAAAATTAGAGGTAACGATTGCTTCAAAAGCTGGAAAAAAGGATGATGAGTGATGCACGCGCTTGTGGATATTAAGAAGTACCGGGAGGACAAGAATGGTACGGACCTTATGATATATGTTCCAGATATGCAGCTTGGGGACATGCTCCGAAAGAAAAGAATTCAAAATGCAGAAATCCGATTTGATGATGGGCGGCATATCTCCGCGGAGCAGCGTAAGAAAGCCTATGCAACAATCCGGGATATAGCAGACTACACCGGATATTTGCCGGAAGAAATGAAACAGATCCTGAAATATCAGCATATGATTCGCACGGGCGACGCTTATTTTAGTCTTTCTAATTGTTCGATGGACACGGCGCGGGAGTTTATCAATACGATACTCGAATTTGCTCTGGAAGAGGGAATACCGCTGTCAGAAAATGCAATAGAGCGCACGGATGATATAGGGAAGTACCTCTATTACTGCATTATGCATAAGAAGTGCGCTATATGCGGTAAAGACGGAGAAATCCATCACGAGGATGCGATCGGTATGGGGAATGACCGGCGCAGAATAGATGATTCTGGATATAAGAAAATCTGCCTTTGCCGGATGCACCACACGATGGCACATCAACTCGGAGTGAAACGTTTTCGGGAGATGTATAAGGTTTACGGCATTGTTTTGTAAAAGAGGGTTGAAACACCCGCCTGTAGGCGAAAGAAACCGATCATGCGGAGACTTATTATATCACGAACTGTCGAAGCCATGATGATACCTCCGGGGTCGTCCCGGAGGGGAAAGGAGAAGTAATTGGAAGAATTAAAGGTTACAGAATATAGAGGCATGAGAGTGCTGACAACGCAGCAGATTGCAGAAGCGTATGGCGTTGAAGCAAAGAAAATCACAGATAATTTTAACAACAATAAGAGCAGATATGTGGAAGGAAAGCATTTTATTTGTCTGGATGGTGAGGAGCTGAAACGGTTCAAAAGCGAAACCGAAAATTTAGGTTTCGCTAGAAATTTGAATAAACTTTACCTCTGGACAAAGAAGGGTGCGTTCCTCCATGCAAAATCTTTAAATACGGATACGGCATGGGAAGTATACGATCGTCTGGTTGATTCTTATTTTGATCACAGCAATCTGCTTGAGGGGATGTCGCCAGAGTTGAAAGCCGCACTGATCGTAGATAAGCGTGTGACCAAGGTAGAACATCGCATCGACCACATCGAGAACGATATGCCGCTGTTCGGCGCAGAATCGGATGAATTGTCGGCACATATCAGACGCAGAGGCGCGGAACTTCTCGGCGGCAAGAAAACGGAAGCATATCTGGACAATGCGATCCGGCAGAGAGTGTATCGGGATATTTACAACCAGCTCCGCCGGGAATTTGGAATCTACGATGATGAGGGCAAGATGAAGAGTTACAAGGCGTTGAAGAGAAAGGATCTCGCGGATGCACATGAATTTGTTGACTGCTATACGCTTCCGGCGTACCTGGTGGATCAGATCAATGATTGTAATGCACAGATGCGGATGGGTGGTGCGGATGGAGTATAAGTTCACGATCCCGGAACTTACCGCGGGACAGGCGAAAATGACGCTGAAAGACCTGCTTAAGGACTTAGAAACGGGGTGATCGGTTGGATGGCAACTACATAAAATTGAGCCGGGGGTTGCTGGAATGGGAATGGTACACGGATATCAATACCACCCGGCTGTTCATCCACATGCTGTTGAAAGCCAACTGGAAGGATGGAAATTTTAAAGGGACAACGGTTTCGCGTGGATCATTTGTCTCGTCCATCGGGAAGCTGGCGGGCGAAACTGGACTTACGGAGCGCGAAATTCGGACAGCAATTTCGCATTTGAAAAAGACAGGCGAAGTGACAAGCAAAACGACAAACAAATATACCGTATTTACAGTGGTTAAGTACGATTTATACCAGACGAGCGACAAGCAAAACGACAGTCAAGAGACAAGCAAGCGACATTCTAACGACATTCTAACGCCAACAATAGAAGAAAAGAAAGAAGGAAAGAAGGGAAGAAATACACCCCCTATATCCCCCGTGGAGCGGTTCGTGGAATTTGCTGCAGCCTACCCGAAAAAATGTACTGGCTATCTGGCAGAATCGGAATACTGCAATGCGGTGATGGCTGGCGTACCGGAGGATGATCTGATACGGGCGGCGCAGAATTATGCAGATGCTTGTTGGCGGGACAGAACGGCGGAGCGGTACATCAAGAAACCGGAGAACTGGCTTCGTGAGAACGTATTTATGCAGTACCTAAAAGGAGTGAGCAATGGAGCAGATGGAACAAACGCTGGAGAAAATACTACAGCGCATGAAAAATCGATCAATGAGCGGCTCGGAGAACTTGGAGACACCGGAGAATTTGAAGGATTCTGATGTGTGTCCGATATGCAATGGTACCGAGTGGATATTGACCGAAAAGGACGGTATCACAACGGCGGTGGAATGTAAGTGCCGGGAGCGGGCGGCGATGTCAAGGCGGTTGCGGTTTGCGGATATTCCGGAAGCGTTCCGGGGGATGGATTTGAAAACCTTCCGTACGGACGTGTATCGACAGCCGGACAGCAAAAAGACGGTGGCAGATGCCTGCCGGATCATAAAGGTTTACCTGGATGATTTCGGGAGCCAGAGGGATCAGGGCATGGGGCTGTTTATCTGGTCCCGCACAAAGGGCAGCGGAAAAACACGGATCGCCGCAGGTATTGCGAATGAGCTTATGAAAAGCTATGCGGTTAAGTTTGCAGTATCACTGACCATCCTGCAGGAGATCAAGAATACATGGCGGCGGGATGCCGAATACAGTGAGAGTCGGTTACTGGATGCACTTAACACGGTGGATGTGCTGATTATCGATGATTTCGGCGTGGAATCCCCGGCGGCGTGGATCAACGACAAGATGTACCAGATCATCAACGAGCGGTACATCAACAAGAAAGTGACTATCTTTACGAGCAACGAATCATTGGACAGTCTGCGGTACGATGACCGGATCACGAACCGGATCAAGGAGCGGACATATCAGATTGCTTTTCCGGAGGAATCGGTTCGGGACCATATCGCGGAGCGGAATCAGGAAGAGATGATTGAAAAAGTTATGAGAGGACAGGGCAATGGAGAGAAGAAAAAGAACGAGCATGTATGACCCGTACCGAGAGGATATTGTGGCGGCACTCGAAGCGGGCAAGACGATCAGACAGATTTACGATGAGATCATATGCCCGGCGCTGAACGGCGGGTGCGAATACAGCGGCTTGGTGTATTACGTGAACAAAAACGGTCTCCGGTACGTCACAGAAAATGACGGTTATGAGCCGGTGCATATCTGTGCAAAGTGTGAGCATTGCGGTCAGATCCAGCGGGAGCGGTTTGATCCCATGAGAATTTGCAAGGAAGCGGAGCGGGAGGTGCTGGCGGTGGTTAAAACGTCGCCGAGGTGGTGCCCGTTACGATCGGGAGGGGGAGAGGTAAATGCATAGAGACAGTAAGGAGCGCCGCAGGCGCGTTATGGAAATCAGTGAGAAGATGACACGCCCGAGCAAGCATGTGAGCGGCGACGCGCTTAAGAGATTCAGAGAGGTGCCGTATCAGTTAAGGTACAGGAGGGAGCAGGGAAATGATTGAATGTATGAGAACAGTAGCGAGAAAGCCGGAGTTTGGGACATGGGTTCCGGTAACAGAGAGACTGCCGGAAGACTTTGATATGAGGTTTTATATGTGCATTGTTGAGAACCACGAAGAAGATTTACCTATGTTTTGCCAATATGAAGAGGGGCGTGGGTTTGGCTTTTGGCGCGACTTTTACGATGGAAAAACGTTAGGATTTGTAGACTCCGAATTTCAGACCAATGAAGAATTGGGATATGAAAAAGTTATCGCATGGATGCCACTGCCAGAGCCGTATAGGGAGAGTGAGGAAAAATAATGGGTTGCGAAAAAGAATGCAAGCTCGGAAAAACATATTGCTGCATGGAGTGCCGAGCAACGATATATGCCGGGAAAAGCGCAAGAACAGAAAATTGAGTTTTGAAAAAGCTGTGAAGTGGATCACTGTTAGCATTGCGGTTATCGCCGGAATCAAGATGACGGGATCGGCGTGGTGCCTGTGGGCCTTTGCTTTGCCGGTAATGGCAGATTAGGAGGGATAGACATGACGGAGAATGAAGCAATTGAAGAATTAAAATATGATTGTAACGAACTTGGAAAAGCGATTCCGTGTGATACATCATGGGGAAAATCACTTGAAAATGCTTATGCAATGGCAATCAAGGCACTGGAAGAGGTGCAGCGCTGGCACACATCAGTAATCAACCCTAATATTAAAAACGAATTTGCAAACATTTCTACACAGATCTGCCACAACTGCGACCACAAAGATGAATACATCGAGGAACTGGAAGCAGAAGTGGAAGAGTACCGCGCGATCGGCACAGTAGAAGAATGCCGGGCGGCAGTGGAGAAGCAGACAGTGAAGAAAGTGAAATCAATATCCCAGGTAAAAGACGGAGACAGCTATGGCGGTCTTATAGGGAGATGTCCTTGCTGTGGAGACATATTGGAAGAGGATACCGTATATTGTGATTGCGGTCAGAGATTAGATTGGGGGACGAGCGATGAGACTGATTGATGCGGATAAATTAAAAGCGGATTTAGAAAAAGCAATTTCAAAGAACGAAGATATGGATTGCTTAGACTTTTTACGCGTTGCTTCTTTTATTGATGCGCAGCCAACCGCCTACGACCCGGACAAGGTTGTGGAGCAGTTGGAAAAGCTGAAAAGCCTTGTACCAGTAAATAGGGTACTTGATGATATTGTAAATGATAAACCAAAGGAATTAGGAATGCTTATAGCCTATGAAAAGGCAATCGAGATTGTGAAAGGCGGTGGAGTAGATGGCTAAGTGGAATGCAAGTGTGGGGTTACAGCTTACGATTGACTATGATGACATAGAAGCGGATACAAAAGCAGAAGCTATTCAGATTGCGAAAGACAGAGCATTAGAAGATATTGAATGGAATAACAGTGATTGCGATGTAGACAACACAATTGTGTATAGTTGCTACGAGGAGGAGTCAGAGGATGAATAGAGTGTTGCCAATTTTATTCAATACCGAAATGGTTCGGGCGATTCTGGACGGAAGAAAGAGTTGTACGAGAAGAATCTGCAAGGATGGCAATGAGTATACTGTGCCAGATATGAATTTTTACAATGCGGGCAGACGCACTTATGCAGTACATAATTATGCGGATAAAAAACACACAGACAAGTTAAGTACAGCAGAACGTAGTTGTCCGATATGTCCGGGCGATATCCTGTATGTCCGGGAAACATGGGAACATTTTGAATGTTGTTGTTGCGAGGGAGACGAACATGGAAATTGTTACCGAGAACCACAACAGAGCGCCTTGAATAAAAGCTGTGGCTGTTATATGTACCGGGCAACAGATGAAATATATGGAGATGCAAGGTGGCACCCATCCATCCACATGCCAAAAGAAGCCGCACGCATTTGGCTTAAGGTTACGGATGTGAGAGTGGAGCGGTTGCAGGATATAACACCAAAGGGGGCAGAAAGCGAAGGTGTTGGAAACCTTTTCTATGATGATATCGGATACGGTGAAAAAAATTATGGAACAGAAGTAGACCCAGAGTACGGGATTGCAAAGGAGCAATTTGCTTGGCTGTGGGAATCAACCATCAAGAAATCCGACATTGACCGCTACGGTTGGGATGCATCACCGTGGGTTTGGGTAATCGAATTTGAAAGGTGCGAGAAACCGGAAGGAGTGTGAGGTATGGCTAAAGCAGTTTTAGTTATGGATATGCCGGAACAGGTATGCCAGAAATGTACATTGTGCTATGAGACAGAGAATGATGACGAATACCTGTGCTGTGCGGCAGGGAAACTTGTACCAGACGGAGCAAAGCCGGATTGGTGTCCGCTCCGGGAACTGCCGGAGAAATCAGCTCATCCAGAGCATTGTGACAATGGAAGGTTCGATGCAGGGTGGAACGGATGCTTAGATGCCATAGAGGGAGGTGCACATGGGAAAGAGCAGAGCGAGTAAGCTGAACGGCTACCAGAGTGCGGTAAGCCGGCAGAGATTATTCCAGAATTAGAAAAATTGATATGAAAGGAGCCGGGACCTATCCGGATAAAAGGCGCGCCGGGGTCCTTTGAGAGGAAATGAAAGATTTAGGCAATTATGAGTGTGAGGGGCAGATGAGCCTAAAGGATCTGATGGATCTGATTGCTCCGGTTGTTGTGGATAATGAGCCGCCCATCCTGTTATCAGAAGGGCAGACTGTATACAAGGTTGTTCGTGGAGATGTAGAAGAGTGTATCGCCGAGGGAAGAACATGGGTTTGCGGCGAAGATAATAGAGGCTATGACCTCGATAAAGGTATGGCATGGAATACACAGATTGACAAGGTTGTATTTACTGATCTGGAAGCAGCAAAGCGAGTTGCGGAACGATATCTTGCAGAACATGAGCATGTACTCGGAAAAGATATTCGGGCAACTGAAGTTGTGGCATATCGGTATATGTACAATGGTCTTGAGATTGTAAATTTTTATGCGGTACTAGAGAACGGAGATGTTTATTTCCGCTACGGAGGTATGTACGAGCATATCGGAAAGGAAAATGAGATCAAGAAATTTGAAATGGATAGAAAGAAGTGTGTTGAATTTTTCGGGTATGCAGAGTTGAAAGATTTTCAGCCGGAGTATGCGAATATGTACAAATGCGCAAAACGGGGAGCATGGTTATATGCTAAGGCGCAATATGAATTTATAGAGTAGCAGACCGGACAGCTCGATCAAACAGCTATAGCTCCGCCAGCAGTAATGCGGCGGGGCGGAAAATTTTTGCAAAAAAAATAAATTTGTAGTACATTGACAATTGAATATTAGAGATGGCGGTGGTATGCTTCTTGGTAGTAATACAAAGGAGGAAGTTTTCGATGGATGAGATAATGATTGGAATAGATTTTATGAAAATTGGATGGGTTGTAGCTGTTCCTCTGATAGTAACCTGCATTATTACATATGCACTTAATTGCAAAATATCGGAGTTTACGTTTGCGTTAATGAAGGCATTTTTTTATGGGATGCTTGAATTTTATATGTGGAGATATGTATGTAAAAAGGGGATAACGGAGATAGGTGTTGTAACGGCTTTCACTTCAATTTTTTGTGGTCTTGAATGTGGAGACAATATTGTAAAGGTTATTTGCATGATAATAGAATATTTTAAGAAATGGGCAAAAATAATAAAAAATAAATAAATATGCACCAACCGTCAAATACGATGGTTGGTATTTTTTTACGCAAAAATTGAAAGGGGGAATGTGCGTGGATGAAAAAGAAATATTTGAGATCTGCATGGGTGTGGACAGCTTCATTGCTGCGGAACTGACAGAATCCATCGTGCGCGGTACCAGTTACGATATGCTGGAAGCTCACTACGGCATTCTCCCGATCAGTAAGAGCCATTTTTACAGAAAAAAAGGAACGGCAAATATGTTGATACGGCAGAGGATGACGCATCTGGTGGAAGAGAAGAACGGGCAGTTGAGAATGGTGTGGGGGAAAATATAAAACGGTTTTGCGTATTGACGGTGATGGTAGTATAATTTACATACTACAAGTGATTAGAGGTGGGAGAATGTTTGATGAAGAATTTCTTAAGAGCATGTTGTTATATTTCTATAAAAATACAAAGTATGATCCTATAAGAATAAACATAACAATATGTGATGAGTTGTACGAAAAGGTTGTGGAGTTATATCCAGAAAGTAGACACCGTCAGAATATATTGGAAAATAAAAGCGTGGTGGACAACTTTAATGGCATGAGTTTTCCTTGTGAGAACTTAAAAGATGGATACAATGTAGTAATTTCTAAAAAGGTGTTTGAACTCGATTGGTATACATATTTTGGTACATTTCAGCATGAGTTTACACATGCACATGACTTGGATGTATTGGCTCGCTATATTAACGCAACAACGGCTGAAAAATTGATGGAATACGAATACTACGATAATGCAATGAATGTAATCAGTGAGTTTAATGCAAGGAGAAATGGTTTTTTATCGGTGAGAAATCTTGTATATAATTTTGAAGATGAGGAAAGTGAGAAAGCACACATTTTTGAAAAAGAAGTTCCGTTAATCAAATCATATATGAAAAGTGAAATGACATTGTATGATGTTGCTCAACTAATGGGGAGGATGGCAGTGTTAGATATGAAAACAGAGCGACAGGTGAGCCAATATTTTTTAGAAAAGGCAGTGCACTTATATGATGCAGAAACTTTTTATACTTTTAACCGTTTATATGAGGTTCTTTTTGAGCATATGAATGAAAAAGATAATATCAAAAAATGTATGATGGATGTTGTTAATATATTAAGCGGGGGAGTATGACTTAAAGTTTAGGAAAACTTTGACGTTTTTGATAGATAATTTGGCACAAATCCACGGCGAACCTATTGTATGATATTATCAGAAACATTGTAGTGATAATACCAGAAAGAGGAGAATGCGGTGGGAGTAGATAAGAAAATATTAGAGCAGTATGTAGATGCATGCGAGATGATCCGGGAGACGGAGCAGGACATTAAGAGATTGCAGCGTAAACGGCAAACGATTGTGACAGGAAGTGTAAAAGGTTCCATGAATGATTTCCCATATGCAGAGACGCATTTCAAGATAGCGGGGACGTCGTTTACATACACGGATGATGCGCAGTTGCGTATAGAAGAGAAACTGCTGGAAGAGAGAAAAGCCCAGTCGGAAGAGATCAAGCTGCAGGTGGAGCAGTGGATGAACGGCATACCGGTACGGATGCAGAGGATCATCCGGTATAAGTTCTTTGAGGGAATGAGCTGGGAGAGAGTGGCAGACAGGATAGGCAGAAAAGCAACCGGTGATAGCATAAGAATGGAATTTAATAATTTTATGAGAGCAGCATAAAAGTAATTTCGTTTTTTTCGGATTTTTCGTTTTTAAAATGTTATAGTATAAACTGCAAGAAGTGAATTGAGAGAGCCAAGAGCCATTTGCTTTTTGCAACTCCCCCAACCCAGAGAAGGCGCCCGTTCAATGACGGGTGCTTTTTTGTATGTAAAGAAAAGGTAGGTGATGGTCCTTGCCAAAGGCAAAAGATGCGAGAGCGGACAAAGCCTTTGAAATGTATAAGCAAGGGCTTAAGCTGATAGAGATTGCAAACCAGCTCGGGATAGCTGAGGGAACTGTGCGGAGCTGGAAGAATCGGTATAAGTGGGATGATGGTGGTAATGCAACGTTGCAAAAGAAAGAAAAAAAGGAACGCAACGTTGCGAAAAAGATTGCAACACAAACTAATGATGCATCGTGGGTAGAGATAGAACATGAATATGTGACTGACATAAGCAGAAAGCCTTGCAGTTTAGAGGATTTGGCAAGGAAGTATTCGATTCCGATTCAAACCATCAAAGACCAGTCGGCAACAGGAAAGTGGTCAGATAAAAGAGCTGAATACAAACTAAAGACAAACCAAAAGCTGATAGAAAAATCTTCTGATGCGGATGCAGACAGGATAGTACGCCTTTTATCCATTGCAGATAAGGCGGCAGAGAAAGCAGAACAGGCACTAGGCGAACTGGAACAGTATGTTGTAAGAGACAAGAAAAAGGTCAAGACGGTTGAATATAAAGATAATACAGCCATCGGGAAGCCTACCAAGGAAATCATAGATGAGACGGAGCGCATCAACATTGCAAGCGGTCCCATTGATAGACTGGGGTTATCCCAAGTGACCGGAGCGTTAAAGAATCTTAAGGAAATTTATATGATACCGGCAGCACTTGAAAAACAGAGTGCTGAAACAGCATTGTTAAAAGCCAAGGTGCAGACCGACGATGAGGAAGAGACTGCGGATGACGGATTCTTAGAAGCGCTACAGGGAAGTGCCGCGGAGGATTGGATGGATGAAGAAAATTAAGCAGACATTCAAATTCAAGCCCTTTTCTAAAAAACAGCGTATGGTATTAAATTGGTGGTGCGATACATCACCAGTTAAGGATATGGATGGCATCATTGCCGATGGGGCAATCCGTTCCGGTAAAACGGTATGTATGTCGTTGTCCTTTGTGATGTGGGCGATGACACAATTTAACGGTCAGAACTTTGGTATGTGCGGAAAGACAATCGGCTCTTTCCGGCGTAACGTACTGTTCTGGCTTGAAGTGATGTTACGGAGCCGCGGCTATACTGTAGCAGACCATAGAGCTGACAATCTGGTCGTTGTGACAAGAGGAGAGACGACCAATTACTTTTATATATTTGGCGGCAAAGATGAGCGTTCACAAGACCTTATCCAGGGTATTACCTTGGCTGGGGTCTTTTTTGATGAAGTGGCGCTGATGCCGGAAAGCTTCGTGAACCAGGCAACCGGACGATGCTCTGTTGAGGGATCGAAGTATTGGTTCAACTGTAACCCGGACGGACCGTATCATTGGTTCAAGACGGGATGGATTGACAAAGCAACTGGATATCTGGGGAAAAAGAAAACACAGGAGATAAGAGAAAAAGCTGCAGCAGAGAACCGGGATCCGGGATTAAAAGAGATTTTATATCTGCATTTTACGATGGATGATAATTTATCTCTGTCGGAGAAAATCAAGGAAAGATACCGCAGTATGTATACAGGTGTATTCTACCGGCGGTATATCCGTGGCTTGTGGGCGATGGCAGAGGGCATTATCTACGATATGTTCGACACTGCCAAGCATGTGATATCGAATCTGTCAGATCTGGTCAATACGAATTACTACGTATCCTGCGATTATGGTACGCAAAATGCCACGGTATTCCTGCTGTGGTGCAAAGAGCGTTCCGGACGGTGGGTGTGTTGCCGGGAGTACTATTATTCCGGTCGTGATGAGGAACGACAGAAAACAGACACAGAATATGCAGATGACTTGGAGCGATGGCTTGCTGGGATTAAGCCTGTCAAAATAATCATTGACCCGTCGGCAGCATCCTTTATAGCCGAGTTGAAAAAACGTGGCTATACCATAAAAAAGGCGAAAAATGATGTGCTTGATGGTATCCGGTTTGTAGCATCATTGTTAAACCAGGATCTGATAGCTATTAGTGACCAGTGCCCAAACACTATAAAAGAGTTTGGGTCATATATCTGGGACCAGAAAGCATCTGAGCGTGGCGAGGATAAACCGGTAAAGCTGCACGATCATGCGATGGATGCTCTTCGGTATTTCTGTTATACGATTATTCGCAAGCCGGGCGGCATCAGCATTTTAAAATAGAGGTGAGAACATGGAACTTGAGGTAATGAAAAAACTCATAAGAAAATACGAACCGGGACATACACGGTTTTCCTTGCGGGCGATGCAGGCGGAACGGTACTACCGGAATGAAACGGATATTCTGGTGAAAGTCAAGTCCGAAGACGAGAAAAAGAAAGAGGATTCTGATAACCCTCTGCGTAATGCAGATAACCGGATCCCCCGGAACTTTCACGGACTCATCGTAAACCAGAAAGCCGCTTATATGTTCACAGCACCGCCGCTTTTTGATATTGGGAATGAGCATGGAAATGAAGTCGTGACAGAAGTACTCGGTGATGAATACCGGAAAAACTGCATGGAGCTGTGCGTCAATGCTGCCAATGCGTCGGTGGGATGGATTCATTACTGGGAGGATGAATATGGAACATTCCAGTGGGCGGTAGTTGACAGCAAGCAGATTATCCCGATCGAATCTCACAATCTGAAAAAGACACTGCTTGGTGTTCTTCGTATGTACGATGAAATCGACGAAGAGACAGGAGATACCTATGCAATCTATGAATATTGGGATAAGGAAAGCTGTTGGTCATTCCGACGGAAGAGCGGAGATACCTTGGATGATGGGCTGTTCTACTACAACACTTTCATGGCGCCGGATACTGGCGATTTTACCGCAGAATATCGGCATGAATTCGGAGAGGTGCCGTTTGTTCCATTCCCGAACAACAACACGAATACGAATGATCTGAAAAACATTAAGCCGCTGATAGACGTATACGACAAGGTCTACAGCGGTTTTATCAATGATTTGGATGATATTCAGGAATTGATAATTGTCCTGTCCGGGTATGGCGGCACGGACCTCAATACGTTTCTGGCAGATCTAAAAAAATACAAGACCATTAAGGTGGACGGTGATGAGGGCAGCAACCCGGGGGTGAGTACACTCAACATTGAGATTCCGATTGAAGCCCGCAACAGCGTGTTAGAAGCCACCAGAAAGGCTATTTTTGAACAGGGGCAGGGATTTGATCCGCAGCCGGAGAACTTTGGAAATCAGAGTGGAGAAGCGCTTAAATTCATGTACTCGCTGCTTGAAATGAAAGCCGGGCTGACGGAGACGGAGTTCCAGCTTGGGTTCGCCCGTCTGGTAAGAGCGATATGCCGCCATGAGGGAATTGATTGCAAGAAAATTATCCAGACATGGACCCGCACTTGTGTAAAAAATGACACGGAGCAGGCACAAATTTGCAAGGATTCGGTTGGGATTGTCAGTAAAAAGACGATTCTTAAAGCGCATCCGCTTGTCGAGGATGTAGACGCTGAATTGAAGCAGTTGGAGAAAGAGGCACAGGAAGCACAGGAGAAGGCAGATGCTTACGCCGGTGCTTTTGATGCATCTAAAAATAGCACTGAAACAGATAGCAATGAGAAAGCAGATGCCGAGCAGTGAAATGAGGTGATTGCATGGGAGAACGGACAAGTGAATACTGGCAGGAGCGCTTCCGGCAGTTGGAAGAATCACAGCATGATACGTCCGTTCAGACCGTGCAGGAGATTGAGCAGGAGTTCCGGCGGGCAGAGCAGGCGCTTGACGGGAAGATAAATGCCTGGTATCAGCGTTTTGCTGCCAACAACGGCATTTCAATGGTGGAAGCCAGACGTTTGCTTAACAGTGACGAACTGGAAGAGTTCCGGTGGGATGTGCAGGATTATATTAAATACGGGCGAGAGAATGGCATAAATCAGCAGTGGGCAAAACAGCTTGAGAACGCATCCGCAAAGGTGCATATCAGCAGATTGGAAGCTCTCAAGGTGCAGACACAGCAGGAAATTGAAAAGCTGTACGGAAATTATTATGATTCCATCGATGAACATATCACAAATCTGTATACATCCGGATATTACCATACCGCATACGAAGTGCAGCGAGGTATCGGTGTTGGTTGGCAGATGCAGAGCTTTAATCCGGAAAAGGTTAATGACATCATACATAAGCCCTGGGCGGTGGATGGACGCAACTTCTCGGACCGCATTTGGACGGATAAAACGAAGCTGATTAACAATATGCACGATTCCTTAACGCGGATGTGCATCACCGGAGAATCGCCGGATCGAGCCATACGGGAAATATCCCAGAACATGAAAGTAAGCAGATCACAGGCGGCGCGAATTGTTCAGACGGAATCAGCCGCTTTTTCTGCTAAGACACAGGAGACGTGTTTTTCTGACCTTGACGTGGAAGAGTTCGAGGTGGTTGAGACATTGGACAGCCGCACTTGCCCAACCTGCGGGGAGATGGACGGGAAGCACTTTCCGATGAAAGATTATAAGATTGGTGTTACTGTGCCACCGTTCCATCCGAATTGCCGGGGATGCACCTGCCCGTATTTCAACGATGAATTTACCACAGGGGAAAGAGTTGCGCGCGGGGCAGATGGCAAGAAGTATTATGTGCCGGAGAACATGACGTATGAGGAGTGGAAGAAAAATTTTGTTTACACTGATTGGAAAACTGCCGACATAAAGATTCCGAGTGACATTATGAATATTTCTGGAATGACACCAGATTATGCAGATGCTATAGAACGTGTGTATGAAAAAATGAAAAAGGAGTACATTGTAAATTTTCAAAATGTCACGGTTGAAAATTGGGGAGCAAAGAAGCCTGATGTTCCATTCTTTTGCCAGTATTATGAGGAAAATGGGAAACATATGGCGAAATTGGTGGTTAATTCGGGATATGATTTTTCTGGATTTGATGCTATTATAAAGGCAGGGTATGAGTATAAGTATTTTGCGGAAAAGCGTATTGAAGATTATATTGAACATGAGATAGTGCACATATTGACGGGGCAAGATATTGAAAGCGTAGAGGATTTCAACGCATTTTTTGAAGAGGTAAAAGACTTATATGTACCTGGAGTTTCTGGTTATTCGGATGAGGTGCAGAATGGATTTGAAACGCTTGCGGAAGCATATGTTAAGATAAAAAATGGCGAAGATGTTCCAGAAAAAGCAAAAGAATATGTCGATCGATATATAGAAAGGTGGAAACGGTAATGCTTAGAATTCCATACTGTTTATCATGTTCAAATTGCATGCCGGGTATGCGCTGCGACGCATATCCAGATGGTATTCCAACTGAGGTATTACATACAAAGAAAATAGATGGAGAGATATGCAGAGATAATATAGGGTTTAAAAAGAAACAAGATATACCACCAGCCGATAATGGTTAGGTGGTATTTTTATACCCCAAATTAGTAATGACAGGACAACCGGAAATTTATGAACCGAACGGCGTAGAGATGACGCCAAGTAAGTTCCTCCGGCAGTCCTGTTTTTATATTGTCCGAAAGCCTTATGACGTTTAAACTGCGGCAATTTGCCCTTATGCATGGCATCAAAACTGCATACTGCTTGTGGAGACACCACGCTTAAAAACGGTGCAGGAAAGGAAACTATGGAATTTTTAAAAGACATTTTAGGCGAGGATCTCTATAAGCAGGTGTCAGATACCGTCAATGCTTATAATGGAAAGCCGGAGAATAAGGATAAGCAGGTAAAGCTTGCAGACCTTGGATCTGGTCAGTATGTTGACAAAGGCAAGTATGATACCGCCGTGGCAGAAAAAGAGAATCTTGCCGGTCAGATTAAGACACTCAACACAACTATCGGAGATTTAAAGAAGAACAATGCCGATAACGAGACGTTACAGACCACTATTGCCAATCTGCAGGGAGAACTTAAAAAACAGAAGACTGCAAGCGAGGAGATTGCGAAGACCTATGCGCTGAAAGATTCCCTCACAAAGCAGGGCGTACTTGATCCGGATTATCTGATCTACAAAGCCGGTGGCCTTGAGAAGTTCAACTTCGACAAGGAAGGAAAGCCGATCGGCGTGGAAGAGGTTGTGAAGCCATACAAAGATGATGCGGCTATGGCTCACCTGTTTAAGCAGGAACAGCAGAAACCGCCGTACAACCCGAAGAATGGCGGTGCAGGCGGTGTAACGAATCCGTTCGCAAAGGACACTTTTAATCTGACCGAACAGGGGCGCATGTTAAAAGAAAACCCGGCGCAGGCAAAAGAACTTGCCGCAGCGGCCGGAGTAACATTGTAAGAAAGAGAGGATGATAATTTATGGCAATTACAAAGATTGCAGACGTAATTGTACCGGAGCTTTTTAACCGGTATGTAATCAACAGAACGATGGAGCTGTCCGCGTTCTTCCAGAGCGGAATCGTGGTAAACAGCCCGGAATTTGATGCACTGGCATCCGAGGCGGCGAGAACACACAATATGCCGTTCTTTGAGGATTTACAGGGTGAGTCCGAGGCAATCCTTGAGGATGTGAAGATGACCGCAAAGAAGATCGGTTCCAACAAGGACGTATCCACCACGATTTACAGACAGAATATGTGGGGAGCAAGTAATCTTTCTGCAGCACTGGCCGGAGCTGATCCGATGAAAGCCATCGGTGATCTGGTGGCATCCTACTGGGCAAGAGATATGCAGAAGGAGCTTATCTCAATCCTTGCTGGAGTGTTCGGCACCACTACTGCGGGGGCAGAGGGAACACCGGCGGCAGAAACCAGAATGGCAGATCATATTCTTGACCTTACCACCGGAAAAACGGATGCGGCAAAGCAGATCAGCGCATCTGCGTTTATTGACGCATGCCAGCTGCTTGGCGACGCGCAGGCGCAGTTATCCGGCGTAGCGATGCACTCGGCGACAAAGTCTTTTCTGAAAAAGCTGAATCTGATCGAGACAGAGCGTGATTCTACGGATGTTGAGTTTGACACCTATCAGGGTAGACGCGTGACCGTGGATGATGGCTGCCCGGTAACTTCCGGTGGCGTGTATACGACATACCTGTTTGGCAATGGCGCGGTAGCGTATGGCAATGGTTCGCCGGTAGGATTTGTCGCTACGGAGGTTGATCGTGACAAGCAGACAGGCGGCGGTATCGATTATCTTATCAACCGTAAGGCGTTTATCCTGCATCCGAGAGGAATTGCATACACCGGAGCTGTTCGTGAGCATGTGGAGACACCGCTTCGTACAGAGCTTGCAATGGCGGAGAACTGGAAACCGGTATATGAGCCGAAGCAGCTTAGAATTGTAGCAATCAAGCATAAGATCGGTTAGGAGGTGCGGTATGGCAGAGGAAAGTAAGCTGACAGTCGAAAGGCTGTCGGCGCTTCTTGGGATAAGCGACCCGGATGAGACAGTGAAAGTCCACTTGGAGTTTACGCTTGAAAATGCAGAGGATACGGTAAAAAACTACTGCCATATCGACGAGATTCCGGCAGGACTGGAAACCACGGTACTGCGCATGGCGATGGATATTTACCGGAATGAGCATATGGGGAGTGCCAATATACCACAGACGGTTTCTTCGGTGCAGATCGGCGATACAACAACATCTTTTAAGACTTCCGCGGCGGAGTTCTCGGAAAGCCTTATGAAGAATTACAAGCCGGTGCTGAACCGTTACCGGAAGGTGGTGTTTTGATGGATATGGTCAGAATGGCAATTGAAGCCATGTATGAAGATACCTGCACGGTTGTGGAACACTGTAAGACCAAGGAAAAGGGCGTTGTGACATACACGGACACCGTGGCCTTGGAAAATCAGCCGTGCAAGCTGTCGTTTGAGACGATCGCACAGGCAGAAAAGACCGATGCGGCATCTCCGGTAGCGCAGGCGGTAAAGCTGTTTGTTGCGCCGGAGGTGGAAATCAAGAGCGGCTCCAAGATCATCGTGACACACTGTGGCAATTCCACGGAGTACACCAGGAGCGGCGTTCCGGGGATGCACCCGACGCATCAGGAAATTATGCTGGATTTATTTAAGGAGTGGGCTTGATGGGAAATACAAAGGTTGATCTGAAACAATTGGAGGAGTTCCGGGATAGAGTTCAGAAGGCTGCCGATGAGGAACAGCAGAGAGCGTTCATGGAAGCCTGTGCCAAGGAGTTGGCAGCACGATTGCTGGCAAAGGTTATTAAGCGTACTCCGGTAGGGGATTACTCGGATTCCTATGATGTGGAGGATGACGGTCAGCAGAAGTTTCTTGTTATGTCAGAAAAACAGGGCGGAACCTTGCGCAGGAGTTGGACGGCTGGAACGATTGAAAAATCCGGTAATACTTATACGATTAAAGTTACCAACGATCAGCTTTATGCCAGCTATGTAGAGTTTGGGCATCGTCAGACGCCGGGCAGATATGTTCCCGCTATTGGAAAACGTCTAAAAAAAGGCTGGGTGCCGGGACAGTTTATGCTTACCATTTCTGAAAATGAAATCCGCAAGGCGGCACCGGGAATCCTCGAGAAGAAACTGACGGCATGGTTGAATGAGGTGTTTGCATGATCAACGAAGTTTTAAAGGGCATCACAGATGCTTTATATGCCGCATTTGGCGATGACTATGAAATCCATACAGAAGCATCAATGCAGGACATGGAAGAGCCTGCATTTTTTGTGCGCTGCATCAATCCGGATGTGCCGCGAGGGATTACCGGCCGCAGAAAAGCAACATTGCTTTTTATCGTGCAGTATTTCCCGGAAAGCGACGAGCCAAAGAAAGAGATCAATACAGTTTACGAACGGTTGAGCGAGTGCCTGGACCTCATAGAGGTAGAAGGTAAAATGGTGCGCGGTACGATCGAATGTAAGGACATATCGGACGATGTGATGTCGGCAACGGCAGAATATACGTTATTCCTTGGGCAGACCCAGAAAGATGCGTATATGGAAGAATGCGAAGTGAAAGGAGAGGTAAACAGTGGCAGAAGCAGTTAATAAAGTTACTTATACCAAAGAGCAGATCATTGGTTCCAAAAAATATGCGGGCAGGGTGGATCTCCTGTCGGCATTACTGGAACCTGGAAAATCTTATACGCTTGAGGAAGTGGATAAGAAAATGGAAAAATACATGAAAGGAGCGGTGCGATAATGTACGGAGGTGGACAGTGGACAACCCAGAATAAGGTTTTGGGTGGTGCTTATATCAATTTTATTTCGGCGGCGCGCGTGACCACGAATCTGTCAGAGCGTGGCGTGGCATCCATGCCTCTTGAACTTGACTGGGGTGCGGATAACGTGATGATGGAGGTGGCGCAGGAAGATTTCATTAAGAATTCGCTTACGCTGTTCGGTTATGCCTATACAGATGATAAGATGCAGCCGTTGCGCGAACTGTTTGCGCATGCGACAAAGGCTTATATCTATAAGCTGACATCGGGCGGTGCAAAGGCGGAAAATACCTATGCGACAGCGAAGTGCTGCGGAATCCGTGGCAATGATCTGAAGGTTGCTATTGCGGCGAATGTGGACGGAGATGGCTTTGACGTGAAGCTGTATCTGGATGCGCAGCTTGTGGATTCCCAGACGGTAGCATCCGCGGCTGATCTGAAAGAAAATGACTGGGTTACATGGAAAGAAACCGCACTTGAAGCAACGGCAGGCGTTCCGCTGGCAGGCGGTACGAATGGAACGGTCAATGGTGAGGTGCACCAGAAATACCTGGATCTCTTGGAATCATATACCGTGAATACGATCGGCGCGAGTGTGAGTGATGCTACCACGGCGAAACTGTACGCCGCATTTGCAAAGCGTATGAGGGACAAGGTCGGGGCGAAATTCCAGGCAGTCCTGTATAACTGCGCGGCGGATTATGAGGGCGTCATCAATGTGAAGAACAGCCCGGATGTGATTCCGTGGGTTGTGGGTCTGGAGGCGGCGTGCGGGGTTAATGCAACCTGTACCAACGCGATCTATGACGGGGAGCTTGAGATTGACACCGCCTATACGCAGACACAGCTTGAGAATGCTGTGAAAGCCGGTGAATTCGTCCTGCACAGCGTGGGAACGGAAGTGCGCGTCTTAGAGGATATCAATTCTCTTGTGACACTTACGGAGGATAAAAACGAACTCTTCCAGAGCAACCAGACGATCCGTGTGCTGGATCAGATCGCGATGGATATCGCATCGCTGTTCAACACGAAGTATCACGGCAAGGTTCAGAACAATGAATCTGGTCGTGTCAGCTTATGGAACGATATTGCATCGCATCATAAGCAGTTAGAGCAGCTTGGAGCAATCGAGAATTTTTCGGAGGATGATGTTGTGGTCTCCGCCGGAAGCGAGAAGCGCGGCGTATATGTGGAAGATAAGGTGACGATCGTCAATGCAATGTCACAGTTGTATATGACGGTCGTGATTGAGTAGGAGGTAAAGAGATGTTTAACGCTTATATGAATGAACAGGATGTGCCGTCTGCAAAAGAGGCGGAAGCTTTTGTCACGGTTGGCGAACAGCGGTATAATCTGCTGAACGCAAAGAATTTTGAGGGCAAGGCAAACATCAGCACCAAGGAGATCCCGGTGCTGGGAAAGATCATTTCCGGCAGGAAGCCGACTGGAATGGTCGTGCAGGCAAAAATGACGGTCTACAAATGCTCGGAGATGTTTGACCGGATCGTAACAGAGTACAAAAATACCGGTCATCTGCCGGTGTTTGAATTGCAGACAACAAACAATGATGCGGCTACCTGCATGGGGCGCAGTACAAAGGTTTATCACAACTGCGTGATCGACGGAGATGTGCTGCTGTCAATGTTTGATGCCGAGGGCGGATTTGTCGAGCAGGAGATCAATTTCTATGCTGCGGATTATTCCAGCCCGGAATCCTACAAGGAGCCGTCCTACCTGTAACAAGTCAACGGCGGCGGGAGACTGCCGCCAATTAAGAGATTGAGGAGAAAAAACATATGGGAAACTTAAAAGCATTTTTGAAACAGAATAAGAAAGCCAAAAAGACAACGCAGTTTGCTGCCACAAAGTCACTGTGTGATGAGAACGGTGATCCGTTACTCTGGACGATCAGACCTCTGTCCACAAAAGAATCTGCGGCAATCCGGGAGGAATGTACGATTGAGGTGCCGGTAACCGGCAAGCCTGGACTGTATCGGCAGAAGGTTAATACGGATGAGCTTCTGAGAAAAATGATTTGCGCCGCGGTTGTGGAGCCGGATCTGCACAATGCAGAACTGCAGGATTCCTATGGCGTTATGAGCGCAGAGGCATTGATTGTGGAAATGGTCGACAACCCGGAAGAGTTCGGTGAGCTTGCCACATTCGTGCAGGAATACAGCGGCATCGACGAGACGCTGCAGGAGAAGGTGGACGAGGCAAAAAACTAATCAATGGCGGCGACGGTGAAGCGGCATATGCGCATTATTGTTTGCAGAAGTTTCACTGGCTGCCGTCATTCTTTTCTGAATTGGATCGGAATGAGAAAGCTTTTGTGATTGCGTCCATAGATCTTCGGGTCGAGGAAGAGAAGCGCAAGGCAAAAGAAATCCAGAAGTAGGAGGTAAGAGGATGTCAAGTATTCAGACTGCGATAGAGTTGTCGGACCGTATGTCTGCGCCGCTCTACAATATCTGTACGGCGGTGAATATGGTGATAAGCAACTTTGAAGCGCTGGAATATGCATCAAGCACCGCGATTGATACGTCGTCGATGGAAGAGGCGCGGCAGCTGCTTGCCGATGGCATGGTGGGTTTACAGGACATCACGAGTGCCACGGAGAGCGCGCGCCGGAAACAGGAGGAATACAACCAGAAGATACAGGCTGGATCACAGCATACGGATGTTCTCTTGAATAAGGTAAAATCGCTTGTCGGAGCGTATGTTGGCATTTCTACGGTAAAAAACGCACTGGATCTGTCGGATGAACTTACGCAGACCACGGCGCGCCTTGATATGATGGTGTCGCAGTATAATGCTTTGAATGGAACAATGCAGACAACAGATGAACTCTCGCAGATGATCTTCCTGTCGGCGCAGAATTCCAGGGCGTCTTATATGGATACGGCCGCATCGGTGGCGAAACTCGGAAATAATGCCCGGGATGCTTTTGCATCGACCGGCGAGATTGTGCAGTTCGCGGAGCTGGTAAATAAGCAGTTTACGATAGCCGGGGCATCGGCAACAGAATCGTCCAATGCGTTTTTGCAGTTGACACAGGCGTTAGGGTCTGGCGTGCTCCGTGGCGATGAGTTGAACAGTATCTTCGAGCAGGCGCCGAACTTGATCCAGACTGTGGCTGATTACATGGATGTTCCAATCGGTAAGATCCGGGAAATGGCATCAGATGGACAGATCACCGCGGATATTGTAAAGAACGCAATGTTTGCAGCGGCAGATGATATAGATGCAAAGTTCAACTCCATGCCGATGACCTGGGGACAGCTATGGACATATTATTCCAATCAGGCACTTATGACATTTCAACCGGTACTACAGCGGCTGAATGAGATGGCAAACGATCAGCATATGAAAACGGCATTGACCGGAATTATGAATGCCCTGTCCGGGGCGGCAACGATCGCTTTGAATGTGATCGATGTAATGGTAACGGGCGGGGCGTATATCGTGGACAACTGGTCAATGATCGCACCAGTTATTGGCGGCGTGGCAATAGCATTAGGAGCATATACAGTAGCTTTGGGAATTTACAATACAGCTCAAGCGATAAGTAATGGATTAAAAGCAGCGGCAGCGTTAAGGGAGAGTGTTCATGCAGCAGCTTTAGCAATGCAATCTGGAGCAACTTTTTCAGCAACGGCAGCACAATATGGCTTCAATGCAGCACTTTTAGCGTGCCCACTTACTTGGATTGTCATTGCCATTATTGCAGTTATAGCGGCAATATATTTGGTTGTTGCTGCTATTAACAAAGTGCAGGGGACAACCTATAGTGCCACAGGCGTAATATGTGGTCTGGTAGCAACGGCAGGAGCATTTATTGTGAATACGGGAGTAGGGCTATTAAATGGGCTGATACAGCTCATATGGAGTATTTTTGTCGAACCGTTTTTAGGTATTGTTGAATGGGTGCTCAATGTTACAAATGGAGGATTTGACAGTTTTGGCGGAGCAGTTGCAAATCTGATCGGAAATATCATTTCATGGTTTTTATCGCTTGGCGAGGTTGTCACCAAGATTATTGATGCGATTTTCGGAACAGATTGGACAGCGGGGCTTAATGCGTTACAGAACAATGTGCTTGCGTGGGGGAAAAATGAAAATGCAATCACGCTTGACAGGGAAGCGCCCACAATCGCTTATCGTGCAAGTTACAGTGATGCCTATAACAAGGGATATGATTTCGGGCAGGGCGTAGAGAACAAGATTTCCGACTTTTTCGGTGGTATTAAGGATCTTGGAAACAGCGGAGACACCGGAGCGTTAGGTAGCTATGGAGCCGCATCTGATATGGCTGCGAATGTCGCTAACATAGCAGGTGATACATCGAGCATTTCGGATTCGTTGGATGTGTCGGAAGAGGATCTGAAGTATCTGCGAGATATTGCGGAGCAGGAAGCAATCAACCGTTTTACGACGGCGGAGATCAAGGTGGATATGTCCGGGATGAGTAATACTGTGCATAATACCAATGATCTGGACGGCATTGTGGACGGACTGACTACTCGGGTATTGGAGGCGATGGAAATAGTCCGGGATGGAGCCTAAATATCGACAAACGCAGAAGGGAGGTGTATAATAATTTCACAAATTATTAGGGAGGAACTATTATGGGGTTATTTGGTAAGAAAGATCAAGCTAAGGAATATACAGATATCGTGCATGTTGTAGGGTTGCCAATCCCAGAAAATTGTAAATGCAAAGTTATGCTTAAAACTCAGGAAATGGTAATTTCCGGGGCTGGGACAGAAATGACATTATTGTATGAGAAAATACATAATGTTGATTTTCAGATGGATATTGATGAAAGCATATATCAGAAAAGCAGTTTGGCGAAAGGAATTGTTGGAGCAGCAACTTTTGGAGTGGCAGGAGCGGTGCTTGGTTCTGCACCAAAGACAAAAACAAAACGTGAGGTAAAATGCTATGCAATTGTGACATATCAAAATGCAGATGGTGAAGCACAGACGTTTGTTTTAAGAGATGAATATCCTAATACTCAAAAATGTGCAAAGCTGATAGAGCAATTAAAACCCAAAATTACAGCTAGGATGAATAGAGTGGAATTATAAAGATAGAGAATCCCCGCTTACATAACGTAGGCGGGGATTTTTATACCTATTTTTTATTGAGAAAATGCTTGGAGTATGGAATACCTTCCACTATACCCTTAAATGAAGTTTGGATGAGTTGCATAGAATATGTTTTCATCATGTCGCTTGAAATAGTGTTTATAATGTTGCCATTGGAATCAGGAACGGATATATCATGCCAGCCTTGTGCATCATTTGTAATATAACTATTAATTTGATTTAGTAGAGTCGGGAACTGTGGGTGTTGTATAATGGCTTCTAAGTAATCGAGGTTGCTATATTTATAGGTTGTTGCGGAAAGCAGGCGTAATATTTCGATGGTTTTTTCATCAATGCCAAGTGTATCGGAGATTGTTTGATACTTGGCGTCTCTACAATTATCTTTTCCTACAAGATAATCAACAGATACATTGAAAAATCCAGACAGTAGTATGAGTGCCTCAATACTTGGTTCTCTTTCGGCGCGTTCATATTTACTTAAGGTTGATTCCTTAATATTTAGTTCAGTGGCGAGAGCCTTGATTGTAAGCCCTTTTTCAAGGCGTAGTTCACGTATTCGGGTTAGAGTCATAGTATCACCGTCCTTTTTGTACTTTTATTATAGTTGAAACAGTACAAAATGTAAATTGCATATTGACATAAAGTACAAAATGGGATATTATAAAATCCGTAATGGACGAAACGTACCGATAAGGAGGTGAGAACGTGAAACGTTTAGTAGTAGATATGGACGAGAGCTTACATACAGCCATCAAAATTGAGGCATTGAAGCAGGGAACGTCAGCAAAGAAACTCGTGACAGAAATGATTGAGAAGTATTTGGAAACAAAAAAAGAGCAAACACACTAGCTTTGGTCGGCATGTGTTTGCTCGAATGGAACCTATTAACCATAGGAATTTCCTATTTGCATTATAGGGGATTCCGCCAGTTTTTGCAAGGAGGAATTGCAATGCAGAATGAAATAGTAGAAATTAACTCGAAAGAAGTTGTGGTCAAGGAATTTAGAGGTCAGCGCGTAGTAACATTTAAAGATATTGACAGGGTACATGAAAGACCAGATGGAACAGCAAGAAGAAACTTTAATATCAACAAAAATCATTTTATTTTAGGAGAAGATTACTTCGTACGAAATTCGTTCGAAGCAAAAGAAGAGTTTGGTGTGGCAGCTCCGAATGGTATGTATCTTATTACGGAACAGGGATATCTCATGTTGGTAAAGTCTTTTACGGATGATTTGGCATGGACTGTGCAGAGGCAGTTGGTAAATAATTATTTCAACCCACAGCCAGTACATTCCATTACATATCAGTATCCAGTATCCCCGGCGGCACTGGAAAGCGCAACAAATGCGGGTCGTTTATTTGAACGTATCATGAAGTCAGAGGGTGCCTGCCCACATGAAATTGCTATGGTGATTAAATCCATATTCAATCAGGCAGGAATTGAAGTCAGAGAGCAGTTTGTTAAAATTCCGGCATATGAGCAATTAGCACTGGACATCGTCACACGGTAGGGGGATAGCATGGATAGAACGGCATTAAAGGAACGTGAGAAAATTATTGAGTTAATGAGCGGCGAGGCGGACAATCAACCAATGGCAAGCCAGAGAGTAATAGAAGCACGAGATGTTCTTGATGATGCGCTGGAAGAATATATTGTTGCCGTGCAGGAAGATGCTTTTTACTGGGGATACATGACAGCTATGAAGCGGTGCGAGAAAGCTGGGGTGGTAAGATGACAGAAGTAGAGAGAATGACAGTGGAACTGTTAGAAGAAATGGATGATATGTCACCGGAGGATATTGAGAATTTCAGAAAGGAATGGTTTGAAAAGTTAGAGCCGGGGCAAATTCGCAATGAAAAGGTTGACGACTATGTTAATGCTGTGTGTGATGTGGCAATTAGCAGAGCGAAGAAGAGACTGGCTGTTGCATAGGAGGAGTTTTATGGATAATGGGGAAGTATTTATGAAGCTGATGCATTTAGCAACTCAAAATCAAATTGCAGTGAAGTTTGTACCGTTCACAGTGTCATATGCTCGTCTTAAAGGAAACCCACAGGGGATGAGAATGGGAATTTCTCAAAATCTCCAAACTATCGAGGAAGTCAATTACAATTTGGCACATGAACTGGCGCACGCATATCTGCACTACGACAAAGGCGACACTATCAATAGTGGGATGCATGAGCAATATGAAGAGCAGGCAGACAGAGCGGCAAAAATGCTGTTGGATGCAATAGGAGCATAAGGTAATTAGAGAGCTTGGAAACAGGCTCTCTTTTTATATATTATTTTTAATAGGAAAGGAGGAATGACCGTGGCATACAGATTGTATATGGATGGCATTTTATTTCCCGTTACGCCGTCCAAGATCACCATGAAAATCAACGGCAAAAATGAAACGGTCACACTGATCAATGAGGGGGAAGCCAATATTTTAAAAAGCCCCGGTCTGACGGACGTGGATTTTGAGCTGCTGCTTCCGGCGGTGCAGTACCCGTTTGCGGTATACCCGAGCGGATTCCGTCCGGCAAAATACTATCTGGACAAGCTGGAGGCACTGATGAGCGCCAAGAGTGCATTTCAGTATGTAGTCACGCGAACGGATGGAACGAATCAGCGTCTGTTTGATACCAGCATGAAGGTATCGATTGAAAGCTACGACATCGTGGAGGACGCGGGGGAAGGGCTGGATGTAACGGTAAAAGTAAAGCTCCGGCAGTACCGGGAATTCACAACCAAGGCGTGTACGATTGACATTTCGCTTCCGAAGCCGAGAGCTGCAATGCAGGCAGCAAGAGCGGCATCATCCAACGCGCCGTCCGGCGGGTCTTACACGGTGAAAAAGGGGGATTGCCTGTGGAAGATTGCAAAGCAGTATTATGGGAACGGAAGCAAGTGGGGAACGATTTACAATGCCAATAAGTCGGTGATCGGCGGGAATCCGAATCTGATCTATCCGGGGCAGGTACTTGCCATTCCGGCGGCGTAGGAGGGACATATGTACGAGTTATTGATACAGCATGATAGCACGGCGTATATGCCGCCTGTGAAAGAAGAAGTGAAGGTTACGACGGAGCGGCAGATCAGCCCCGGAGTGCTCGAATTCAGCTTTGTGGACACTGGAATCAACATTGGAAATGGTGATCCGGTTCGGTTCAAGGATGCAGATGGAAAAGAAGTGTTCTATGGATTCATTTTTCGCATGAAACGCGATCGCAGTAACATTGTGACGATTACGGCATATGACCAGATCCGGTATCTGAAGAATAAGGATACGCTCGTATATGAGAATAAGACGGCGGATGGTGTGGTGGCGCTGATCGGTGAGAAGTATGGATTTAACATCGGTACACTTGCCAATACGGTGTGGGTGATCGCGTCGCGGGTGGAAGATAATGTGTCGCTGCTTGATATGATCAGTAATGCCCTGGATCAGACGTTGCAGAATACGGGGGACTTGTACATCCTGCATGACGATTTTGGAAAGCTGAATTTGTCTTTCCTCGGTGATATGTATGTGCCGGTCATGATCGATGCGGAAACTGGCCAGAATTATGACTATGAGTCTTCCATCGATGAAAATACCTATAACCGGATCAAACTGGTTTATGACAATGAGGATGCCGGGAAGCGGGAGGTTTATATCGCACAGGATTCATCCAATATCAACAGGTGGGGGATTTTACAGTATTTTGATGCGCTGCAAAAAGGAGAAAACGGGCAGGCAAAGGCGGACGCGTTATTACAGCTTTACAATAAGGAGACGCGGACGCTGACAGTCAAGGATGCCGCCGGAGACTCACGGGTGCGCGGTGGATCGCTCGTCGTGGTGCAGCTTGATCTCGGTGACGTGAAGCTTCAGAATCTCATGTTGGTGGAAAAATGCGTTCACAAGTACGGCGAGAGCAAACACACAATGGATTTGACAGTATCGGGAGGTGATTTTAGTGCATGACGCAAATGATTTTGTCCGGGCGGTGCAGCAGGTATCGACGAATGCGAATGATGCCGGGTATCCGGCTACGGTGATGTCCGGGACGGTAACATCTTCCAGCCCTTTAAAAATCAAAATCGAACAGAGATTTGAGATCAGCGGAAGCATGCTGATTCTGCCGGAACATTTGAAAGAACGTGAAATCAAGGTGACAGTAAAGCCGACGCATACCGAGGACGGCGGTACGCCGGAGCATAACCATGAATATGGCGGCGAATTAACGGTGACGGTACATAGCGGTCTGAGTATTGGTGACAGCGTGCAGGTGGTCCGGCAGCAGGGCGGGCAGAAATATCTTGTAATCGGGAAGGTGGTGTAAGCATGATACCGGTATCAAACCAGTTGAAAAACGTCGAAGTGGTAGAACAGCCGTCCCTCTGTCCGAGAATGATCGTGGAAAGTGAACGGATCATAGGGCAGTGCGATGATGTCGAAGCTATTAAGCAGGCGATCTATAACATTCTGAATACCGAGCGGTATCAGTATATTATTTTTTCGTGGGACTATGGTGTGGAACTTAAGGATCTGTTCGGAAAACCAATCGATTATGTTATGCCGGAGGTAGAGCGGCGCATCACGGAGGCTCTGGTGCAGGATGACAGGATTGATTCATGCGACAGTTTTGAGTTTGAGAAAAAAGGAAGAAAATTGCTGGTTACGTTCGTTGCACATACGAAATTTGGAAGCGTTCCGGCACAGAAGGAGGTGGATGTATAAGTGTACGAGGAGCAGACGTTTGATGCAATTATGCAGAGGATGCTTGAGCGCATCCCTGATACGTTGGATAAGAGAGAGAGCAGTCCTGTATATATGGCGCTTGCACCGGCGGCGGTCGAATTGGCATCGCTGTATGTTGGATTTGATTGCATGCTGGCGGAGACATTCGGCGATACAGCATCGCGGGAGTACCTGATCCGGTTATGTGCGGATAGGGGTATCACACCCAAGACAGCTACGTATGCGGTACTGGAATTAGAGACGGATGTGGAGGTACCGGTCGGAACACGGTTTACCGGCGGGGATCACATTTATAAGGTAACTGCAAGCGGACAGGTAACCTGTGAGCAGCCGGGGGCTGCCGGGAACGAATACCTGGGGGATGTTATCCCGGTGGAGTATGTGATGGGGCTCACGACGGCAAAACTTACGCGTGTGTTGATCTACGGAGAGGACGACGAGGATACCGAAACTCTTAGATTGCGGTATCAGGAATCTTTCAATGAACGGGCTTTTGCCGGGAATGCAAAGGACTATCATGACAAAACACTGGGAATAGCAGGAGTTGGCGCTGTTAAAGTGATCCGGGCATGGAATGGTCCGGGAACGGTCAAACTTGTGATTTTAGACAGTGTTTTCGGAAAGGCAACGGATGTATTGATTCAGACGGTGCAGAAAGAATTTGACCCGAATAAAGACGGGCATGGCGATGGCCTTGCACCGATCGGGCACGCGGTGACAGTTGACACCGCATCCGAAGTCACTGTTAATATTGCGGCGACGATAACCTATGATAACGGGTATGACCTTAATACCTGCAAGACCCAGATCGAGACAGCCATAGAGGAGTATTTTGCCGGACTTAGAAAGAACTGGGAAAATCAGTCAAAACTGGTTGTGCGGATTGCGTCTATTGATGCAGCGATCATGGGAGTGAAAGGCGTGGTAGATGTGACCGGTACAACGCTTAACGGCGGGGGAAACGTCGAGTTAACAGAATATGAGATCCCGGTGCTGGGGGTGGTTACTTATGGCTGATCGTTATATCAATCTTAAGGAACTGCTCCCTTTGTATTTGCAGGCGTATAAGGAACTTGCCGCACCTATGGATGCGGAAACACCGGAGTTCCAGATAATTGAGGCGGAACATAACAGGATCATTGCCAACCGTTATATCGTGACCTGCGATGAGGAGGGCATTGTTCGATATGAGCAACTCATGGGAATCCAGCCCAAGGCAGATGATACGTTGGAAGACCGGATTTTCAGATGCATAACAAAGTGGAATGTGTGTCTGCCGTACAATTATGCTTTCCTCGATCAAAAGTTAAGGGAACTATGTGGAGCTGAATATACGTTGGATCTGGACATTGCTGGCCAGACCGTAACAGTTAAAGTGGGACTTGCGCAGAAGAATCAGTATGATGTGGTCGCGGAAATGCTGGAAGAGATAGTTCCATGCAACTTACAGTTGAATCTTTCTTTACTGTACAATCAGTACCAGGCGCTTAAACCATATCCACATATTATTCTGGCGCAGTTTACACATTGGGAATTGCGGAATTTGAGCATCCCCCGGAATTTAAGTGCTGCGGTAGAGAATATAGCGGCGTATACAGTGGATGATCTGGCACGCTTCACAGTGGAAGAGGTTGCGGATATAGGAATCAGAAAGAAGGTATGAGATGAAACTTACGGATTTATTCAAATTCAAGCTGTTTGAACGAAAAGACGTTGCAGATCTGGCGGTGGTCAATGAGAACTTCCAGACGGCGGAGAGCGAGATTGACAAGCGGCTGCTCAAAACTGCGGTGCAGAACACGAACACAGTCACAGAAGCGGGATATGCACTGGATGCCAGACAGGCGAATCCGAATGTTAAGGGATCGCTGGCTGAACTGATTGCGGCGTTGAGCGAAATGTTGACAAGTCATAAAAGCTCTGGCGATCATGATAGCAGATATTATACAAAAACAGATATGAATACGATGCTTGCCAGAAAAGCTGATAGCGAGCACAACCATGACAAGGTGTATTATACAAAAGCATTTGTTGATGGTCTGCTTGCGTTGAAAGCAGACCTTACACATTATCACGATAACAGGTACTATACTGAAGCGGAGACGGATGCAAGAATGGCAAAGGCAGCTCGATATGTGGGCTTATATGAACAGGAGATTACGTTGGCAGCGGGCGGGGAATTTCACCAGGCAATTCCAAGTACGTATCAGAATGGGGGATATATTTATTTTATAAACTGCTCGGGTAACTCGTTGAATTTCACGGCCAACATGGAAGGATATAATATGGCTGTGAAGAATAGGGGCGCAAGTACGCTGGCAACTCGAGTGCAGGTGTATTTTTTTAGCATTGGCGTATAAATCAAGAAGAAAGGGAAAAAGTATATGAAGTTGAAAACCTCAAAAGACACTTACGAAATTGTAAGTGCAAACCATGAAAACGGAAAATTGAATATTGTATTTGAAAACCAGTCCTGCGAATCTTTGCAGGATATTTTTTCGGTCAAAAATGATCTGGCACGGCTGGAGATTTATGATCATGATGAGCGGACCAGCATTATCACTGAGTATGTGGTGCTTGAACGTGTGGTGCTTGAGGATAATCATGCGACGGTAGTTCTCGGAAGAGAAAGTGACGACTATTCGCAGCGCGTCACGGATCTGGCATCAAAACTTGCGGAGGCATCGGCAACCGCATCGGAGATGGCGGAAACAGTTACCGCGACAAATAAGACGGTTGATGGAAATACAACCGATATTCAGAAGCTTGCTGCCGATATGGATTATCTGGCTATGCAGATGGAGGTGACATTGGATGAGTAAACATTATGAAAAGGTAAAAGGGTATTATGACAAGAAACTTTGGAGCAAAACCCGTGTGTACAATGCGGTAGGAAAGTGGATCACAGCCGGGGAATATGAGGAGATCACCGGGGAGACATATGAGGAACCGGCGAAGAAAAGTGCCGAGGAAGATACAACTATGATGTAGGAGGAGAATCATGAAACAGACGGAGAATTATGGCTTTAACGTACCGGAGGAACATGAATTTTATGATGTTGCAGTGCAGAACGAGAACTGGGAGAAGTTAGATGCGGCTTTAACACAAATCGAGAGCCGGCTGCAGGAAATTGCAGAAGCAAAACAGTAACAGAACCATAGTCATAGCGCCGAACAATTGATCTTTTTGATCGAACGTCCGGCGCTATTCAGTTGGCACAAACCTGCATAAGCAGTGTTTTATACTTATTATAAGGAAAGAGAGGATAAGGATATGGAAAAACTTTTTAATCACACAAGCATTTTTGTAGGAATCGTCGGCGGGATTATCGCCGGCTGGCTCGGCGGCTGGGATATGCTGCTTAAGACGATCGTGTTTCTGGCGGTGGCAGATTATGTGACCGGAGTTATCAAGGGCATTTATACCAAGACACTGAGTTCAGAGACGGGCTTCAAGGGGCTTCTGAAAAAGATTGTGATGTTCATCGTGATCGCAGTAGCATATTCGATTCAGAAACTGTTGAATGATGCGATCGCGCTACGGGAGATCGTGATTATGTTTTACATCTGCAACGAGGCACTTAGCCTGCTGGAGAACGCAGCAATGTTTATTCCGATCCCAGACAAGCTTAAGGACGTGCTGTTGCAGCTGAGAGACAAGGAGGTAGAGGACAATGGCAAATAAGAGAATTGGACAGGCAGGACTTGCCCTTATCAAGCAGCACGAGGGATGCAGACTGGCAGCATACCGGTGCGCCGCCGGTGTATGGACCATCGGGTACGGTCACACGGCTGGCGTACATAGTGGCATGACGATCACACAGGCGCAGGCAGATGCTTACCTGCAGCAGGACATTGCAAAGTTTGAGGGATATGTCAACAATCCCGCATACGTTCCGATCACGGAGCAGCTCAACCAGAATCAGTTTGATGCGCTGGTCAGCTTTGCCTTTAACTTGGGCGCTGGAAACCTCCGGAAGCTTTGCAAGGGCAGAATAGCGGTGCAGATCGCACAGGCAATGACACAGTATTGCAAAGCCAACGGCAAGGTGCTAGCAGGATTAAAGCGGCGCCGGGCGGCAGAGCAGGCATTGTTTAACAAGCCGGTAAGCGCGGCACCGGCACAGAATACGGAAAGCGAGGATTACAACATGAAGACGATCAAAAAGGGTAGCAAGGGCAACGCAGTAAAGGTATGGCAGATCATCATCGGTGTGACGCCGGATGGAAAATTTGGTAGTGGCACGGAATCGACAACCAGGGACTGGCAGGAAAGCCACGGGCTGACGGTGGATGGAACTGTCGGACCGATGAGCTGGAAAGCGGGACTGGAAGCACTGTAAGAGTATGACAGGCGGGAGAAATCCTGCAATTATGTTATTTCGCAAAAAAACAGTTGGCATAGGTTACACCCTATGTCATTATATATACATAAGGAGTGAGATTATGATTAGTATAGAAAAAGCATATAGAATTGCGAATAGTTTTTTTGTGGAGAATGATTATGTGGGAGTTTATGAAGTAAGAGAAAATGAAGATAGTTGGTTATTTGTCCCGCAATGCAAGTCCGCTTGTTATGGGGTCGCTAATGTGTGTGTTCCAAAGAATGGAGACGAACCTTATGTATTCAGTACTACAGATACAGATGGAGCAGTTATGTGGGAAAGAGGGAAAGAGGTTTCTATAATAAAGAAATAGTACAACCGGATATATTGGAATATTTGATGTTAATCAAGGGATACCCCAGCCATTCGGCTGGGGTTACTTTATATTCCCA